GTATAAGTTCGCAACTTTCTGCTTGGAGATTTCGGCAGACTATCGCTATCGGGATAAAAATCGTTGCTAATTCTATCATTGTAAGACTTCCTCTTCTAGATAGCGTTTAAGTTCTTTGTCGGTGGGTTCTACTGCATAGTTATTTTTGAAGAATATCTCATAACTATCACTGCCGTATTTGCCAATACCATATAACATTGTAGCATCTAAACCATCCCAGGTCAAATAATCTTTCGTCATTCCGACTAATCTTTTATAACGTACATTTACCATGCCCAACGGCTGGATGATGCTCTTGACGAATTCCTCGTCCGCTGCTAAAAGAGCATGCGGATTTGGAAACCAATATAGGAATTCTGGTAGACAGGTCTTCACAGGTTTCCTCCCAGTTTGGTTCAGCATGATCACACCTACGAAATGTTCCCAGCTATTTCCAATCTGCTGTTGTACCATCAGGTCATCACGCAGTGGCTCAAACCAGTTCATCTCAAGAATCTTTCAAGGAATATACCGATACAGGCCAAAATCAATCCGGCTACGAGAGGCGCTGGGTTGGCGGTAGCCAAACTAATACCAGCGAATAAGATTACCACTACCCAAATAGATTCCATCATCGCGGTGCAAAGTCCTGTTGTAGTTTGATGTTATCGAAAAACTCTTTCTTGGTGCCTGGATCATCTTTGAACGCACCCTTTAATACCGTGGTCTGCGTCAAAGAACTATGTGCCATTATGCCTCTATTTTCACAGCATCCGTGTGTGGCCTGGATATACACACCCACGTCTTCGCTGTCTGTGGCCTTCATTATTTCCCTCGCTATGTCGTTGGCTAATTCTTCCTGCAGAGTACCTCGACGAGCACACCATTGTGCGATGCGAATGTACTTAGATAGCCCGATAAGTTTGCCAGCGGCAATGATGCCGATGTATGCAACACCAGCAACAGGCTGATGATGATGAGAACACATACTACGCAACTCACTGCGAACAACCAACATACCCGCATAGCGATCCTCCGTATCATTTGGAAACGCTGTACAATCTGGTGCTGGTTCATATCTTCCTACCATTATTTCATTAAAGTACATCTTAGCAAGCCTGCGGGCTGTGCCTTTGCTGTTAGGATCGTTTTCTCTATCAATCAACAGGGTGTCTAGCACTTGTTCAAATGCCTCTGTTGCTTCATCGATTAGTTTTTCTATATCACCTTCGTGTAGATAGTCGCTAATGTTATCGCCTGCCCAGAAACGCTTGCCTTCACGCTTCATCTTAAAGCGAATATGATCGCATAGGTATGCTTCTTGATATCCGCCATCGCCTGCCATTGCGTCCAGGCCTGTTTCTTGTTTTTTTAATTTCAATTATATTCTCCGAGTTATTGTCGTGGATGACATATTATTTTAACATCTTTAATAGATTATCGCAACTAAAGAAGTTCTTTGTTAATACATCTACCTGTGTATTTAGGCGAGGCAGATACTTTTCATAATTTTCCATGTACTGGATGATCTGATGTACGATCTTTTCTCTATGTATACGATATGCTTCAAAGTTCAGAGTCCAGGCTGAAGGATATTTGAACACATCTAAGGCCATTTCTGAATAGCTTAGTCGATCCGGAACCATAGGAATAGCATCTACTAGGGCACCTTCATACCACGAGATACCTAGTGTTTCTTGTAGATTGGCGGAGAATATTAGTTTGCTCTGGCCAAGCAGGTTGTGATATTCGTTTTTAGTCAAGGGATATTCTTGGCAGATCACGAACTCGTACTGAGGAAGACTTTCTTTGAGATCCATAAAGATCTCTACCTGCTTCTCCGGAGCCAGCCTATGGGGAAACAATATAAGGTCCCGTTTGGGCATGTTCTTGTACATCAGCAGAGTATCTGACATATACTCCATGGGCCAACCACTGCGGATTATCTTACGATTATTATCGGTGTAACGGTCTCGCCAATCTTCGTCGTACCAAGGATTATCAAACGGAACACCATCGTGGAGAAGTTCATCAAAGAACATCTTGACATGGAACTCCGATGCGAAGTAATTATGATCAAAACAGTGGAAGAAGCTTTTCTCAGCATGTCGGACCCACGGAGCAGGACCGATAAGACGACCTAGAAAATCTTGCTCGTCATATGAGCCGGCGTGCCAGAGACCGTGTGTCACTATGGGAATCTCTAAGAGTTCGCTCATATATTTAAGATTGACGACACCAGGATGCCACGCATCTGTGAAGATGAAGTGATCTCCTGCCTTTACCTTATCCTCGCAGAAAAGTCTGCCCATCTTCTCAACCTGGCTAGCCTTATAGATATTTGTGCCGCCAAAATTAAGAAAGGCGCCAGAAGTAGTGGCTTTAGGAATATCTTCCAAGCCAGAGATAACTTGAACATCATGACCGTGCCTCTGCAGGAGATCGGGCAGGTGGGTTTTCCACTGTCCAGTATACCTAGTTTCTACAGCCTCGAGATCAACGAGAAAAACTCTGGCCATTGCGTCTTCCGTTATTATCCCATCGAGGATTCTTTCCTTGGTAAGGTCTGCGAGGACGCTTGCTTGCTAGGTAAGATTGATAATTTACAGAATCTTTACGATAAAGATCTGCAGGATTAAATTCACAGAGTTCGAATCGACAGTAATCTAGATATGCATCTAGATCATCCCAAACTTTAACAACATCGGGACGATTTTCGAAATATTGATAATCTCTGTAATTACGAGCCATTTTTATTTCCTTTTAAGAACGGGTTAAGTTAATATTTGATAAAACTCCCATTTTCTCCGTCTTCGGAGACCTCAATCCAAATCTCACGATCTGGATATCTTGCTTTGATGACCTCGTACAGTTCGTCCGACATCATCTCACAACTTTTATAATCTAATTGGAGTGCAGTGGTTTGTGCCAGTCCAGTTCTATCTTGATTATCGGAAACGGACCGATCACGCAGGACATCGGATCCTCCGGTCTTGGTATACAGCGACAGGAGCCAACGCTTGAACTGGATGAACTCGATGTCCCGGTCGTTGTGGAACACAGAGATCCACACCCGGAAATGGAAGATATGGCGATGAGGATAACCAAGGAACGAAACATCATATTCATCTCCTGTGGCCAGACTAGGATCTGTCAGGGCCGCTGGGTATTTATGTACGCCTTCCTTCTGGAAGGTTACCCAAATCATTTTATTCGGACGGATGTCTTGTTTTACGATCATGCTGTTAGAACCTTCGCTAGGGTGTTTAATTCGTCTCGTATCATGAAGAACTGATAGGTGCTGGTGTTAACGACTTCTCCGTCTTTGAGCTCTTCACCGGTAAATTCGATATTATTTAGGCCATCCGGAAGAAGACAGGGATTTTTCTTTAGTAAAAGCCTGTATCCAGCGTTTTCTTTAATAATAATTTTCATTGTAATTAATCCTCAAAAAGAGGCGCCTGTCTACTAATAGCCTTGATCTTTTTCATTTTGTTCCAAGACATACGGTATTTGTAACTATAACCGTTTTCTTTTTCCCAATAACCCCATGAAGCTTTAATATAATCTGGAAAAGTAAACGGATCGTTATGAAAATGATTTTTTATGTGATCAAAATCTGCTTTGAAAATTTCTTGCAAGACTTTTTTTGTAAAATCAAAAAGTTGTTCATCCACAACTTCGCCTTCTTTGGTGTAAAACCATTTTTGATATTGTAATTTTTTACAAAGATCGGTTTGATTATAGTCTAATCTTTCAATGTCGTCGACAGAGGATGTTCCCATCGATACTCCACTAGTGGCATCTAAATCTCTGGTTTTATACTCTACTCCGGTGATATAATTATCAGGACCTGCGCCATTTTGTAACGGAACTCCTTGTTTTTTTAAGAGGTCTTCTGCTGATCTCCCAGAAGCCCCGCCCCAAGTATCATTTAGTTTTTTTCCTAGTAAACTGTCATTCATCTTAGGCTCTCCATAGTGATGATCTTACCAATAGCATCGCCAATATCTTGATCATCAGTGATTATATACATCTTGTTCTCATTGCGATCATTCCTACGATCGTAGTAGCGTGTTTCTATGACATAACCACCCGAGGCGCGATACAGCTGGAATCGCAATCCGTCGCTGCTGAGACTGGCTTCTTCGCAGACGACATTCTGCGGAATGTAGTTTTCATCGTCAATATCCTTGTTCAGCCAGTTTCGCAGACGCTGCCGCCAAGATAACTTCTGTTTCACTTTTCTCGCCTTTTTACTCTGTTAGAACCCAGTGTCTGTGCCTGAGTGGCACCTGTTATCGGGTAGTATCCGGTCATGTTAGCACCTTATCGTTTTTATAGCAATCCCAATCAGTAAAACACTCGCGATCTTTCAGCTTGTGTAGGCTATGCGTCCACACACCGGGATTGGTCGCTTTAAAGTCTCGGTCATCGATCTTGATCATAGTGTTGTAGTTCCAAAGTTTGATGTAGGGGATTGGAACACGGATCTGCGGAATGAAACGATCGTAGTCGTTGAGACCACCTTCGTTAAACTCTTCTACCTGATTCATAGGAATATCTAGACTACACCAATACCCCTGTTCTAGGAAATAGGTGATCATTGTTTCCCAACTCTCGTGTTCATCGTAGCCTTCCGGATTGAAACTATGGTTAGCACCAAAGAAGATATGCCGGATATCTTGGTCTTTGAGAACGTGTTTGATAGTTTCGATAGATTGTCGACCTACTACGAACAAAGTTTTCATTCCATACGCAGGAGTGTGTTCGATCTCGTCACCGACGAAGAATGTCACATCATCTTTCTGGCCAGTGCTATAATCTCTATTCATTACCAGGTACTCACATCAGTTATGTCAATGGTGGTATCGATGTCCTTGTCGTTATCGCCAAACAGATTAAATCTAACAACGACAGTGGGACCAATACCACTTTCTAGGCTTTCTTCTAAAGTAAACCATTCTACATCTGGAAAATTCTCAACCATCTTAGCGAGTTTTTCGACCTGCTTGCGATTAAGGGCGAATTGATTGGATTTATATTTTTTATCTTTCATCGTCATAGTCTACGTGTTCTCTTTCGTATTCCCATTGCTGTCTACGTAGTTTAGCAATTTCATCACGATAATGCAACCTCTGTTTCTTCAAATTGCTTAAATGTTCGTCAGAAAATGTGCCGGTTTTTTCCAATCTGTCGATTTGATTGTCTAAGATTCTATGTGCTTCTTCTAGTGTCTTGATTCTACGTTCAAACATGATTGTCTCCTTAGTCCGCTTTGAGTTTGTCTAGTTCATCATCTTCTCTGTCATCCGTCCAAGGTACTGCTAGTTCACCGTCTTCTTTGATTTCATCAAAAAGGCTGTTCATGATATTAGTGACTCCACCTCGCAGTCTAGCACCTTCTAGATTTTGTAGGAATCCCAACCTTTCTGCTTCTGCGATCATTTCAAATGCAGATGCTCGATCTTTGCAGTCGAATAGTTCTTCCACGAATCGATCGAAGTAAAGAATATTACGAGGAACCCATTCTGAGAACTCGTCGCTCTTGTCAGCATCTTTTACTTTCCTCCAACGCCTCCAATCTGGACGATAGGTCTTTGTTTCAATATCTGCGAGATTGTTTGCTCTCTGCACGGCAACGATATGGCAGTAGACATTATGTGCCATCATCAGCGCATACCCATAACTGTCCCACGATGTTTTACCTTCTTTGCCGATCTTGTTCAGCATTCCTGGTGCATAATGGCATATGTCAGCGATGCTGAGACGTCGTCCAATCTCGCTTTCGAATGGGAAAGGAATATCGTGCCGTCCGGCAAGCATCTTATTATCTGGGGCTTTGTCCATGATAACTGAAAATCGCTTATTGGTATGTTGGGCATTAGTATAGACAAGCCCGTGGGCTGTGGCGATGAAAGGTGATGCGCAATCAAAACTGATGGTGAAATTCTCATTTACATGCTTCCTTATCTGACGTTGAATGCTGGTTAAGTAACAACTCCAGTCTAATTGTGCTGTTCCGAGGAAGTGCATCCAATCCTTGCCATCAAGCATGCCATCAAAGCGCATGGTAATCAGTCTGCGAAGCGTAATAGGCATCTTGCACATATTAGCACCACCCATAGCCCAGCCTTCGCAGGCTTTGTCACCCCACTTACTGGGATCTGAATATTCCTTGACACCCTGATACCACGTTTCTGCGTTTTCCCAGTTTGAACCCTGTAAAACGTTCAAGAACTTAGTAGCACCTAATCTATTATTTAAGAAATATTCGTTGTTAAAGCGAGTTTTCGTCAAGCAGTCATCGAACGATTTTAGGCCGGTTTTAGGGCTGTGTATATGGTCGCAGGCCCATGTAGGCACGTCTAGCAACATACTCCAGTCCGCAGTGAGCTCTAACCAGTTAAGAATATCATCTCTAGTCTTGTTTGCAGCCGGTCCTTCGAAGTTTAGCCAATCAAACTTGAGCACACCTTTACCTACTTGATATCCACCGGAATCACCTAGGATCAATGTCTTAGATCTATCACGCTGTTGGATCATAGCGTCTTGATCCATCGTCTTATTAAGATCTAGCTGGGCATGACCTGCAGAGAACAGACCATATTTGTAGTAAAAATAGCCCTGCTCTGGATTGAGAAAGTTCATTCCTTCTACACCTTGATCGAATCCTTTGGGAATACGATCTTTGGGGATGAATTCTTGCTTACGTTGTTTAGCAACATAATCAGAATAGAAAGCACTGATCGCTGGCAAATATACCGCATAATCTTTCTGTAGTGGTGTTAAATCGACTGGTGTTTTCATTAGACTGCCTGTGCAGGAATGATATACTTGTAGGTAGCCAAGCCGCTGTCAAGAGTGATCTGGATAGCACCTTCATCGCTCAATGCCATCTTGGTGTTATTGACATCAGCGATCTTAAGGATGCTTAAGATTGACAGCACGGGCCAAGTCCAGCCACGCTGTAGTTTGCCTTCTACACCCATAGCGAACACAAACTCTCCACCATGTGTGGAAGCGTCGCCGAAGATGAACTTAAGATTACCGCTGTCTGTCTTGGCAAGAAATGTTGGATGCTCGTTGTTGGCTCCTGCTTGAAAGTTGAAACGCTGTACTGCAGCCACAGTAGGCTCGATCTCTACATCCCACCTGACACCACGGAACTTGACGGTCTTCATCTTTTCGTTGATAATTTCGCTGTTCATAAAGCGGTAATCGTTACGAAAGTCACCGTCTTTGTTTTCGAAATGGATGCCAACTGGAATAATTTCACCGTTACGTTCTGCTGATGTGATAGTGATTTTAGCATCATCTTTGTATTCACCACCGTCTAGCAAATATTTTAATTTATTAAGTTGAGGCATACCGAACACACCGATCATGTCCGGATAGGGATTATGTGTGTTGGCTTCCATTATTACGGATCGATCGTCAGCGATCGAAAAAACACCAGTGGAATCTTTAGTGCCTGTGATTTTAACTGTGGTTAAAAAGCCTAGATTTTGTGTGTGGCTTACGATGTCCTGGAGAATATCTTTCATTTTAGTTTTCCTTTATTAAGATTATATTTAGATCTGGAATGAAAATCAACCTAGAAATCACTCAAAATCAAACAGTTTGCTGAATGTGTTATCCGACCTTGTTGAACTGATGTCCCATTCCAAGACACCAATAAGGTTTTCTAGCTTTTCGTCAATGACAGTGGTTTCCATTTCGCCATCGTCGAAAGGCAGATCTTTGAACCATTGCGGCAGTCTCAGTTCATCCACAGGATATGCCACTGAGGTATAGCCCATAGGATTGTCTTTGACCTTGCAGACAATGACTTTAGCACCATCTACGATGTTCATGGAATACTTGTCATCCATCATGCGCTTTAAAGTGTTCCAGTTTAGACTGGCTCGAACGTGTCCTGGCATATTAGCCTTGCCCTGTTTCTTTTCCTTGGCAGCATACTCTGTGATATTATTGGCTCTTTTAGGACTACCTTTCTCCCATCCCGGACGAGTCTTAAATTCCGTGCGGAAATCCGTGATATATTCCAACACTTCTTCTTTTTTCGCTCCAGCCAACACCATTTCTAGCACTTTGCTTAAAAAATCTTGGATGACCACCGGAGTATCTGACCTCTTAAGGTCTAGACCCATGGCTTTTATTTTTCCTGTTTTACCATCAACATCGGTACGCTTGCCTTCTTTGTCGTAGTAGAGGACTGCGTATCGCTTCTTGGTGATGAATAGTCCTTTGCTTGCAACAATCTCGCGACCTGCCTTGATGACCTCTCCTCGAGTTTTGGGAGTATGGAAGGCGTCTTGCATGAACTTAACAAACGTGCCATTTACTTCTTCTCCTATGGTATCGTAAAGTTCGATAACTGATTCCTTAGACCAAGGAAGGTTGCCTTTCTCAATGTCCTTCTTTAGCGTAGTATACGCAGAGAAGTAACAAGAGTCTGTATCACCGTAGATAACAGCACGACCTACGTGATCATATTCTCCGGTAATAATTTCGTTAACCTTAGCAGCCATGTGCCGAGCGACAGTACGGCCAGTTAACGTAGTTGATTGTCCAATGCGGTTATCGAAAAAACGGCAACCGGGATTAAGAATAGCGCCATACAAACTGTTTAAGTTAATTTTCTTAACCAACTGTCTTTTGTCCCAATATTCTTCTTCGATCTTGTTTCCGGCAGCGATACATTCTTTAAGTTTTTCCTGCATCTCTTTTCGTTCTTTGTACCAACGTGCTAGGAGTCCAGGGATAATACCTTCCTTCTCATAGGTGAAAATAGTACCATTGGCTGACAGCATCCACGGTTGATTACTATCAAATATTAAATCGTAAATCTGTGCGGCGCTTAACGTGTCGTTTCCGCCGTTCTCCCAATCTATAGTGATTTCTCTTCCAACTTCTCTATCCACGACACTGGTATATTCTACACTACCGAACATTCCTTCCCAAGCTGCGGCAAATGATTTTCCTTTGGCCTGTTCTGCTGCGATATAATCTTTAGTACCATCTTGGCGCAACTGTCCGACGATGGTCTCTGGACCCATATTCAAGGCACGAATCGCTGACGGATACAGAGAGTTAATGTCTAATGAACCGATCCATTCATGGATACCTTTCTTGGGATAAGCAACATAAGCACCTGCTGCCTGTGTATCACCTTGTTCTTCCATCTTCTTACGATTAGGAACGATCATACCACGACGATGTGCTTCGTTGATAATAGCCTGTTCAGTTACCGCCACAGCGCCCATAGTAGTCTGTAACAACACGGTACAATCGTGAGCCAATTTATTAGATAAATCGAGAAATTTTAATTTCTTATCTAACTTATTCAACAAAGCACAATCTTGACGATTATATTCGATGAATTTACGAAAATCATTGTTGTATAGTTGATCCAAGGAACCTTCATAGATAGTCTTGGATTCTCCTATTTCCATCTCTCCGATCGCATCTAGTCTGTAAGTATGTCGCTCTTCATAGGTGTATTTCCTGTACATCTCTAGGCTGTCTAAATGTACCCTTCCTATGAGGTCATAGGTTACTGCAGTTTTACCAAATTTTTCATATTCTCGTTTTTTGGGGTACTGATTCCACAAACAAAATCTACGAGTATCTTCCTTGCTTAAGACTTTAGTTACACGATTGACAGTATACGGAATATCAAAACCTTCCGAGTTCCAGCCGCTTAACACATCTGCATCTTCGATAAGATGAAGAAAACTATCTAACATGTCTGCTTCGTTATCGAATAGCATGGTGTTAGGGAATTCTTCTACGGCCCGCTTGGCCTCTTCCATGCTTAGTGTTTTAGGAGGTATAGCGAGGCATATTAAAGTGTCTAACCATTGTAGATGGATCGCGATGGCAGTGATGGGCATGAAAGCATCGTCCGGAGCGGCATAGCCACGTTCGGGATCAAAATCCACCTCGATATCGAAAAACGCTACATTTAGACTAGGAGCATCTGCATTTAGATAATGATCTTCTAGACATCTATAAATCGGATTTATATCCGATTCATACAATCGCTTGTTAGAATGTATGGCCAGTTCCTTGCGATGTTCCTTGACATTCTTGCTAGAAACTCTGCTTAAAGGTTCACCCTTGATTGATTGATACTTACCTTTGGGATCGTAATAGTAAAAGATGTGTCGGGCAGCGTAATCTTTATAGTGCCTTTCACCTTTGTCATTGCGCTCAACGACACGGATCATGTCGTCGTCGCGATCATAGAATGCGTCAACGTAACTCATATTCCTCCATATGCGATTTGTGGCTCGCAAATACCTCTAGCGCGGTTTATGGCCCCGCCTACCATCTATGCTTATTTACTAATTAATTATCATCCGCACCAGACCTACTGAGTCGATCGTGACAAGAAGTAGATAATTGGCAAGCATACCAAAACTGCCACGAGTATAAGCAGCCCAGCCATACATTGAACAGCCAACGATCCATATAGGATATAATATGAGTAAGGGTGGGGTAGGAACGGTGAGAGCCATGGTAATAGAACAACCAATAGAAATAGCCCAAGCGATGACTTCAACCCAAAACCTAAACGGCCATTCATGATAATCCCTTTCTGCCCAGCGATAAATGTCTACGACAACATCTGTGATTTGATGCATTTAATCCTTTTCTGGTAATCTCTTAGTAACACCTAAAATCATTTCAATCTCATCCCACTCTTCTTCGTGGCTCTTCCAGTTATCTTTGTGTGCGATGCGTATCGCTTTGTTGATGATTGAAGGCTTGACCTGTAGTTCTTCTGCGACTGCCTTTACGGTTTCTTTGAGACCTTCCTGCAGATCTTCTACTTCACGTAGAACATTAGAACCTTCAGTGATCAATCTTTCTAGTTTGGCTTTTTCTTCCGGCCCATACATTTTTGCCATAGATGTTCTCCTTATAGGTGTATTATATAGCCATAAAAAAAGCCAGTCAACGGGTGACTGGCTTTTATCGATCGATTGGTTAAATTATTTTTGATCTTCTGCTAGGACATCGTACATCTCAAAACGTCCGCCGTTGCGCTCATAGATCATAGCAGCAAAAATTTCTGCTTTTTGACTTTCTTGGATTTTGGCGGCAGCGACTCGATTGGCCCACGTCCATAGGGATTGGTCTACGGGATCTATCGCTTGTTGTCCTCCACTTTCGTTGACTAATTTTAACATTTCTTTTAGGCTTAATTTTTGATCGATTGATTCAGCAACTACCTTCTTCTGGATTTTTACGCTTTCACTAGTGCCTTTTTTCTTGGCGATGGCTTTTTGCAAGCCAGGAGGAAGTTTTTTCTGTGCAGCAGTCATTCCTTTGGTTTCTTTTTTGTCGCCTTCTTTACTTTTGCCTGCTTCTTTAGACGCCTTCTTCATTAACTCTTTTTTGTCGCCGTCTTTGTCTACATCTAAGAAATCTGGTTTTGAACCTTCATCTACCTTTTTGTCTTTCTTGGACATTTTATCTTTCTTGGCTTCTACCATCTTAGAAAACTTAGATTTGAATTTGTCAGTATCAATTTCAACGTCTTCGTTTTTGCGCTTACGACCACGACGCTCTTGTTTCGTAGGATCATCGTCACGCTCCGCAGGTTCACCATCCATTCTGTAACCGTATTTTTTCTTGACGTTTTTATCGCTTTCTGCGTCTGGCTTACCTATGGGTTTGCCTTCTTGACCTTTCTGTGCCGCCTTTAGGAGATTCATATCGAGGCCTTCTTCGGTTTTTTCATCTTTTTTCTCTTCGGCTTTTTTCTTAGCCTCTGCGATATAAGAAGAAGTTCCTGCTAAAACTCGAAGTTCTGCATCTTCATTTAATTTAATTGCCTTTGGCAATTGTGGAGCAGCAGGAGTTTCTATTTTTCCGTCGATGCTTTCGATTTTGCTTATTAATGATTTGAAGTCCATTTTAGATTTCCTAAAGGTTGATATTATATTTATCTTTTGATAGCATTGCCTTCACCGAACAGCGAGGTCTTCATATCTAGTGCATTGTCAGTAGGTTTTTGTTTTTTGGGCTTGGGCTGCGGTGGTGCTTTAGTGCCTCCCGGGCCTCCCGGTTTACCCGTATAACTGGTTTTGCCTCTAGCAGGACCTGGGCTGATGTGGGGATTAGCAAAAGATCCTACCATCGTTGATGTCGTCGAACCTTGCGATCCTGCTTCTTTAATTGTCTGTTTTTTACGAGATAAACTCTCTATAGAGCGTTTTTTCAGTATGATTTTACCTGCTTCTTCGGGGCTTACTGGATCTAGTTTATCCATCTTGTCTAAAATTTCTTGGGCTTTTTCTTTGGATATCAAAGGTCTGGGCAGTTCGTCATTTACTACTTTCTGCAGATATTCTTTGCTAAATCCCTGCTTGACATCCTTTTTATCCGTGTCTTTCTGCACCTGCTGCGTAGCCACGGGTTTTCCAGTCAATCTGTTTACTTCCGGATCTTGACCAGGCATCACTCTGGCCTGTGCACCACCTGCGGCACCTAGTCCGATAGTGGCCGCTAGCCCTGCGGCTGCTAGTTTTTCTTTCCAGCCCTCGTCTAGTTCTTCTTCTGTGATGATTTCGTTTATTTTCATAATAGATATGTGTATATTTGTTGTCTATAAATAACATTGCTGATGCTCCTTCATAGCGTTAGAGTAGTTGGGAGTTCCCGCTCCGCGAACTACATTTCTATTTAGTTTTCCTCTTTCCAGATTTCATATTGGCCATCCAATGGGCCATTTTAGCTTTTTCACCCGAAGAAGTTTTAGCGATTTGCCGTAATCTACTGATACTTGCACCAGACGGAACCCCAGCCTTTTTTACCCTTCCAGGTCGACTTTTGCCCTTGACTTTACCGTCTGCAAAATTTTCTAATATATCTCGTATTTTCATCTCTGTGCCAACTTGAATTTCTTGAAATCTACGAACGCTTCCTGCCGATCTGATAGACCGTTTAATCCGGGATTGATGGGCTTGGTCACTGCTCGAACATCGTTGAAATTATCTACTCTAGGTTGCACACGGCTTTGCCAGAACCATACTGCGATCTTAGCAGCCACTTCTGGCTTTTCTGCCAGTTCGGGACTCTTTTCTAAGGGTATGCCTAGTGCTTGGCCGGCACGTTTGTAGTTGTAGCGGCCAGTGAGCTGTATGTAGCCGCGGCCTTTGTATCTAGCACCGTCGCCCGCTTTCTTGTTGCCTAGTTCTTTGGCTTTCTTGGGCGCATGTTTAGGATCATATTTACGGAAATCTAGGCTGCCACCGTATTCTACCATAGATTTAAAATCGTGGCTTTCGTGTGCGCATTGTGCTAGGAACGCTGCTAATTCTATAGGATCAGTGATTCCTGCTGCTTTTGCTGCTTTAGTTAGCACTGCTTCGTGCGTAGTTCCTGTCAGTGTTTTGCTGATATCTAATTTTTTTTGAGATTTTTTTTCTGTAGACGTTTTCTCCTCGGCAGATTTTTTTTCTTTAGATGAAATATCGACTGTATCTAATTTAGGAACTTTTATAACCTGATCGGGTTTGATGTTAAAATCTTTATCTAATTTGTTTAATTTTTGAATGACTTCCGGGGTAGTATCAAATGCTTTGGCTATAGAATACACAGTTTGTCCCGGAGCGACTACTACTTTTTCTACGTTTGCCTTAGCATCAGCAGGGCTGCCTATGGCTACACCGGCACCTAACGCCAATCCAGCCAGTGTATCTCGCCACCCCTCGTCTGTTTGGAATTCTCGTCCCTGTAATTTTACACCCGTGATACCCTGTATCAATGCCCAGGCTCGGCTGTAGTCTTTGCGTTGTATCAACACTTTTAACAGATCTTTTTCTTTAGGACCTGCTATCCTAAAGAATTTAGCCATCTCCATAGCTCCGATGTTGCCGGGATAGCTGGCCTCACCTACTCCACCACCATCTCCTCCCGAGTCGCCACTGTATCCTGTGAGATATCCATATCCACCGTAGGGTCCAGGACCATAGGCAGCCCAGCGTGGTCTACGCTTGCGGCGTTTCTTTTCAATGACGAATTCTTCTGCTCTCATGCCGGCGAGTAAGGATTTCTAGGAAGGTCGTATCCGTCGTCTTCGGGATAGACGGGGTAATCGTTAGACACTGAAACTGCTCCCGCAACCGCAGGTAGTCTGTGCGTTGGGATTTTTAATCACGAACTGGCTGCCCTGTAGATCATCTTTGTAATCTATTTCTGCACCCTGCAGGTATTGCATGCTCATAGAATCTATGACCATCTTCCACTGTCCGTCTAATGGAAATTCGAAATCATCATCGTTCTTATCTTCATCGAAGGTAAATCCGTATTGGAAACCTGAACACCCGCCACCTTGCACGAAAGTCCTTAATTTTAATCCGGGATTGTTTTCTTCAGAAAGAAGATCGATGATTTTTTCTTTAGCGTTATCGGTAATTTCGATCATACAGGCTTTTCTCCAGTTAGATACGGTTTAGAAAACCATAACTTGAACCATTCGGGAGTACCCGGTTGTATATCGTGCTTTTTCTCTAATTCCTTCTTTTCCATACCAGTAATAGATATATTACTACCACCGTAGGGATCTACAAGATCGTATTTTACATAACCACGAAATTCATTAATACCAGCCAACCTTTTTAATTCTGCGATTTCCATCATTGATCCGAGGGATTTTTAGTTATCAGGACTTTACCTTGCAACTCCGGCTTGTTCTTCAGTATGGCCAGGGCATAATTGTTAGCACCTTTCCGCCAGTCGAACACTTTGGCTTCGCCCTTCTGCTTATAGATCTTACCATTGATACGGATATACCACGGGCCTTTATCCTTATCCATCTGTTGTTGGCGCATCTTGCGTTCAAAGTCCGGATCGTCTTCATGTCCTAGTTCATGCTGTAATTCTTTACGCTTGAATTCTCTGTGGCTCATACCGCCCCAGTCATCTTGTGCTTCTTTCATACTCATCATTTTATCATTTACTGCTTTTATGATAGGTGCCAATAGTTGGCGTACTTCTCTAGGATCCATTACCTCGGTCAATGGCCACTCTACTTCACGCTCCAAAGTCTGTAGAACATCTTCCAGTATCTCTCTGGGCTCACCGAAGTCGCTGGCTTCTCGGACACCTTCCTTCTCTCCGGAATCTAGTTGTTTCTTGAGAGATTTCTGTAGTAAGTGCATATACTTTCGTATAATATATTCTGCTTTTCTACCAGCCATCTCACCGTGAGTTCTTAAGATTTCTCCATGTAGAGGATCGATTTTATTGCCAATGAACTGACCCACGCCACCGGCGATCGTACCACCAATACCTTCATCCATATCACTGTGTAGATTTTTTAATATGCTGTTATAGATCTCAAGTTTTTCTTCGTAATTGCTTGACATCCACTCTCGACCGAACTCGTGATCTGGACGCATACCGTAGGTATCCTTGTATAGATCGCTGATGACCTTGTCTAGATACTGCTCATCTGGTTCGTCGCCTTCTCGGACACCTTTGCCTTTGTGCTTTTCGTAGCCCTGTTTCTGCGCTTTCTTTCGATCGCGATGTGCGCCAGCACCCGCAGTTTTTTGGTTCTTAGCTACAAAGTTTCTAGGTTTGCTTGCGGGTATAAAATCTTTGGCTTTCATACTGTTATTCCTCTCGATCGAATGCCACCCTTCTTCCTGACTTTGCCCAGTTCTTCCAAGGCATGTCTTATCTGTTCCATGTTCATCTTCAGTTCTTCGAATTGACGAGCCATCATCTGCCATTCACTGGCGCTTGCACCGTCTACTCTCGAAGATAGATCTTTCAATTGTCCGGCCGCTCTTGCCATACGATATTTCAGTTTTCCGGGATTGGCTCGATCGTGTCCGTAGATCATAGGATCCATTGGATCGCTAGGATCAATCTCTATAGGCGCTTCATGTATGCTTTCTAAACCTCCCATGCCTGAGATAGTCAACTTCTCATACTTGCCTGTTCCCGGTTTACTGCGTTCTATCTTGGCCTGCCAATCTTTTATACCTCGATCCGCCAAGAATTTTTTTAAAAATCTTTCTGCTTCTTTGACATCGTCAAACCCTTTAGGAGTGAGATCTAATCGCCTCGCTTCACCGTCGATGACTACAGTAGCTATGATAGGTTCTTTGGCAGTATCCGGTACACGATCTGCTGCACCAGCAGCACCGCTGACAGCCATCATGCCGGCCATGCCCGCAGTGGCCAATTTCTTCCGCCAATCTTCTTCTATATCATCACCGAATTTCTGTCGGTAACTGTTAGGATTCATAGAATATTTTGAACCTATAACTTTATGCCCCTCTCCAGCTAGGTACAAATCGTACATTAATTTTATTAGAGCCATTCTCGAAG